GCGGAATATGGGTCAAAAATGAGTATGGAGAAATCTATGAATGGAAGTTCTTAGATGGAATGCCTGTTATGGGAGAAAACAACTTGGACGCATTTTGAGGCCACGACACGCATATTTAATAGAGCCAGTAGGTGGAGAGTATAGAAACACCAAGTCATTGGCTGGATCCGATATTGTCGTAAACACTTCTATCGAGGATGCCAAGTATGTTAACAGACTAGGCGTTGTTCTTGAGGTTCCTATTAACCATAGAGAGAATATAAAGGTGGGGGACTTGGTTATTGTTCACCACAATGTATTTAGGACGCACCTTAACATGAGAGGCACTAAAACAAAAAGCAACGAATTCTTTAGAGCCAACACTTACTTGGTTACTACTGACAGAATATTTCTGTACGGTAGTCACAAAAAATGGTCAACGGTTAATGACTTTTGTTTTATACGCCCCTCATTAAAGGATCAAGACAGGTCATATACTCAAGTAGAAAAACTACAAGAAAATACAGGGACCGTCTACTTTGGAAATGAAACGCTTACTTCTGCTGATATACTGGTAGGTGATAAAGTTGGATTTACAAGAAACAGCGAGTATGAGTTTGAGATAGACGGAGAAAGTCTTTACAGAATGCAAAACAGAGACATATGCTTAACAATTACGAGGACAAGGTAGAAAGAATAATAAAAGCAGGAGAAAGAGCCGTAGAAGAGCTTATTAAGGTTCTGCATTCTGAAATCATAACTGATGACCCTGATAAGGATATTACAGCAGACAAAATGAAGAACGCTGCGTCTGCTAAGAAGATGGCTCTTAATGATGCATTTGATATACTAAATAGAATTGAGTTAGAAAGAGATAAATTAAATGGAGCAGAAACAAAGCAAGACGACAAAATTAAAACATTTGCAGAAAGCAGAGGAAGAAAGTCTTTGTAAGGTTCTGACTGACCACCCAGCTACAAAAGCAAAAAAAAAGGAGTGGAAATATGGTTACGACAAGGAGTACGACCTAGTAATAATATCTAAGGACGGAACCCTTGGGGATGTCGTTGAGATAGAGAACCTAGTTATAGGTTTGCCTGCCCAGCCAAAGGACGTCTATAAGAAATCTCCAAATTCAAAGGAGCAGTACTGGGAGGCTTCTGAGTACCCAAAAGAGCTTAAGGATATTAAGACAATATTCCATTGGAACGAAAAGCCTGACGCGTTTAAAGCAAAGTGGACCCCATTTATAGACTCTGAGTTTGACAAGAGAGAGTTTGGGCATTGGTTCTACAACAACGGAACCCCTACATACATCTCTGGATCAAACTATATGTATCTTCAGTGGACAGTTATAGATGTCGGACACCCAGACTACAGGGAGTCGAACAGAGTGTTATGGTTGTTCTGGGAGGCCTGCAAAGCAGACGATAGATGTTACGGCATGGAGTACCTAAAGAACAGGCGTTCAGGGTTCTCTTTTATGTCATCATCGGAGACGGTCAATATAGCTACGGTTACGGCAGATGCTAGGTTTGGGATACTATCGAAGACGGGTCCAGACGCCAAGAAGATGTTCACGGACAAGGTGGTGCCTATATCAACAAAGTACCCGTTCTTTTTTAAGCCTATACAGGACGGTATGGATAAGCCAAAGACTGAGCTTGCCTATAGAGTTCCAGCATCAAAGCTAACAAGGAAGTCGATAGAACTCACCAACAACGTGGAAAAACTAGAGGGACTTGACACAAGTATTGACTGGAAGAACACTGGAGATAACTCATACGATGGGGAGAAGCTTAAGCTAATAATCCAGGATGAATGTTATCATCCTGATACTTTAATTATGAACTCTGAAATGGATTTTGTTAAAGTCTATGATTTGTTTGTTGGAGATGAAGTTATAATTGAAGGCGGAGCAACTAAGAGGATCGTAAAAAAAACATATGGCAGTACGGATAGCTACTTAATAAAGCAACCATACGGAATAGATTATATCGTTACAGAAAATCATAGGCTAGTACTTAATGATTATAATAAAGGAGAAGTTATAATTACGGCTAAAGAGTTTTTTAATGCATCAAAGTTTAGAAAAAAACACCTAACTAGGATAACCTCCAAAGGTATTCAGTCTAAGGATATATTTGATGGCATGCCGCCGTATTTATTGGGGCTATGGCTTGGAGATGGAAGAAAAGGGTCAATGTCAATAATAATAAACCAAGATGAAGAACCAGAAATATTCCAATACCTAAGTCTTTTTTGTCAAGTAAATAAGCTTGATTTTTATATAAAAACAAGGGATGAATGCGTGGCTCACGTTGTTGAATTTAGAATAAAAAACTTTACGGAAGAATTAAAAAAAATAGGGGTAAGAAACAATAAGCATGTACCAGAGCAGTATATGAAGTCATCTATTGAAACTAGGCTACAAGTATTGGCTGGATTAATTGATACTGATGGGTACTCTGACAAAAAAAAAGGATGCATAGCCGTAGGCATGTCTAAGCAAATGATTGTTAATCAGATAAGATTACTAGCACTTTCTTGTGGATTATCCGCAAGTAACGTTAGGCACTCAATATCAAACTACAACACGGATGTCTATAAAGTATCCATATCTGGAGATCTTTCTATAATACCCATTTTGTCTGCAAAAAAATCATTTAAAAACTATAAGCCATGCTCAAGAGGAAGAAGAAACAAGGTTAGCATAGAGCATATAGGTATTTCTAAGTTTGTTGGTATTCAAGTTGACGGAATAAATGACAACGAAAGAAAATTAATACTTTCTGATTTTACTGTATCTATGAACTCTGCTAAATGGTTGGCCCCGTTTAACATAATAAATAACTGGGCCGTTGTTAAGACAACGCTAAGGCTTGGTAAGGTTATTGTAGGCAAGTGCATGATGGGATCAACCTCTAACGCAATGAGCAAGGGAGGGGCAAACTACAAAAAAATTGACAAAGACTCTGATGTCACAAAAAGGAATGCAAACGGACAAACTAAGTCAGGCCTATATTCTTTGTTTATTCCTATGGAGTGGAACTTTGAAGGCTTCATAGATATGTACGGAATGCCCGTTTTTAGGAAACCAGAAAAAGAAGTTTTTGATTGTCTAGGGAATATAATAGATCAAGGGGTTCTTGATTTTTGGGAAAACGAAGTTGAGTCACTAAAGAATGACCCAGACGCTCTTAACGAGTTCTACAGACAGTTTCCCAGAACAAAGTCACATGCATTCAGGGATGAATCTAAGAATAGTTTATTTAATTTGCAGAAAATATATGAGCAAATAGATTCTAACAACGGTCTAGAGACTCAGAGAATAATTCAAAAGGGAGACTTTTCTTGGCTTAATGGAGTAAAGGATACTAAGGTAATATGGACGCCTAGTAGTAGAGGAACATTTAATGTATCTTGGATACCAGCGGAGTCTCAGCAAAACAATATACAGATAATAAATGGACAAAAACACCCTGGGAATGCTCATCTTGGATCATTTGGATGTGACAGCTACGACATATCAGGAGTTGTGGGCGGTGGTGGCTCTAATGGAGCCTTACATGGCCTGACCAAAGAGCACATAGATGACGCGCCTACTAATCAATTTTTCTTGGAGTATGTGGACAGACCTCAAACCGCAGAAATATTTTTTGAAAAAGTTCTTATGGCTTTAGTGTTTTATGGTATGCCAGTGCTTGCAGAGAACAATAAACCAAGACTTCTGTATCATTTAAAGAACAGGGGCTACAGAGCCTTTAGTATAAACAGACCTGATAAGCACCGAAACGCACTTTCTCCTGCAGAGAAGGAGTTAGGCGGGATACCATCATCAACGGGAGTTATATCAATACATGCAGAGGCCATAGAGGCTTACATAGAATCCCATGTAGGGATGACTATTAATGGAACTGGGAATATGTACTTCTCAGACACATTGCAGGATTGGGCAAACTACGATATTTCTAACAGAACAAAGTTTGACGCTAGTGTTAGTTCTGGTTTTGCTATAATGGCTAACCATAAATACGTGGCTATTAACACAAATACTAGTACCGAAATTATTGTTAACTTTGCAAGATATAATAACAAAGGTTTTCTAAGCAAAAAGTATGAATAACTCAACTTCTTTCCCAAATCAGTTAGCCTCAGACAGTGAAAAAGAGTCCGAGGCATACGGTTTATTGGTTGGTAGGGCGATTGAATCTGATTGGTTCAGAGGAGATGGACACTCTAGGTTTTACGAGAATAGAGGCACCTATCATGACCTTAGGCTATACGCTATGGGTGAGCAATCAGTACAAAAGTATAAGGACGAAATGAACCTGAGTGGTGACATATCGTACTTAAATATGGACTGGACACAGGTTCCTATTATACCTAAGTTTGTTGACGTTGTCGTTAACGGAATGTCGGATAGATTATTTGATGTAAGGGCTACGGCTGTGGATCCTATATCAACAGACAAGAGAGCAGAATACAGAAACAAAATACAGACGCAAGTTGTAAATAAAGAGATATTTGAAGAGATCGGAGCCATGCTTGGACAAAATATGTTCTCTGAGAATCCAGACAACTTGCCTGAGAATAGCGACGATATAGATCTTCATATGATACTTGACTACAAGGACTCTATTGAGATTGCTCAAGAAAAAGCTATAGAAGCGGTTTTCAAGATGAACGACTACTTTGAATTAAGAAGAAAACTAAATAAAGACGCCACCGTTCTTGGAATTCAAGTAGGTAAGCACTCATTCAATAGACACGATGGTATAGTTACGGAATATGTTGACCCTGAGAATTGGATACATAGCCCAACAGAAGACACAAATTTCAAGGACTGTTATTACTTTGGCGAGGTTAAAACAGTTAATGTTACAGAGATTAAAAAAATTAAGCCAGAGATAACAAAGGAGGAGTTGGAAGACATCTCTAAGTCATCTCAAAGATGGGCTCAACATCAAGGAAACGGAGGTGAATCTTTTGATAAGAACACCACTACATTGCTTTATTTCTGTTACAAGACAGACAAGAATGTTGTATATAAGAAAAAAATAACAAGTTCAGGGGGAGAGAGGGTAATAAAGAGAGATGATTCATTTAACCCTGAGGAGAACGAGTCATTTGAAAGGCTGTCTAAAAAGATAGACGTGTGGTATGAAGGCGTAATGGTTTTAGGATCACAGAGCGTTCTTAAGTGGGACCTTATGAAGAACATGGTAAGACCTAAGTCTTCTATGCAAAAGCTTAACTCACCCTATATAGCATCCGCACCAAACATGTATAGGGGACGGATTGATTCGTTGGTAAAAAGAATGATTCCATTCGCAGACCAAATACAAATGACCCACCTTAAGCTACAGCAAATATCAGCAGGCATGAAACCTGATGGTGTTTACATAGACGTGGACGGACTATCCTCTATTAGT